ATAAAGAAGGGCTCTGAATATGTTGAAAATGAAGAGTGTGTAAAAATTCTCTATCATGAAGAAAAGATGGCCGGGTATTACAACAAACTGGGTGAGCTGGTTTATTCCCGTCCTATCATGCCGCAGGAAATGCAAAGAACTATTTTTAATATTAACCGTAAAACAGGAACAGAATCATGAGCGAAAACAAATTAAACGTGGTTGTACCGAAAGATTATAATGGTACGCCTATTGAAGTAGTATTGAGAGAGGGAACAGCCCCCGAACAACTGGAGATAAAAGAGCCGGAAAGGGTTATGATAGACGGGACGATTGATGCGCCTTACAGATGGTTAGAGAAACGTATTGATTTAATCAACCAAAAGTCGTCCAATATTATCGTGAATCGTGACAAGATGGGGATGATTTTAACGATTAACGAAACAAATTATTACCAAGATGTCATCACCGGAGTACTTCAGCCGTCCAAAGAGATGGTAGAGTTCGGCATTAATACCGATAAGAAATGGGAACCTATCAAATTATCGCAGTTTTTGAAGATGCACCGAGCTTTCTTTACTGACAAGTCGCAAAACATGATGCTTGTTTCTACTTTGAAAAACTTCAAAGCAAAGGTAAACCAAGACATCGAACGCAGTAAGGAGGAAAATGGTAGTAAGGTGGATAACTACTCACAGGTGGTTGATTCCAACCTTCCAAAATCTTTCAAACTAAACATCCCTCTTTTCAAAGGTTTTGCCTGTGAAGAGATAGAAATCGAAATTTACGCTGATGTGGACGGTCGGGATGTTTCTTTATCTCTTGTGTCTGCCGGTGCGAATGAGGCCATCGAGGAATACAAAAATAAAGTCATTGATGAACAGTTGGATGCTATCAGACAAATTGCACCGGACATCGTAATCATCGAAGTATAACTTTGTTAACCTGCCTGCCTGTCTGTGAAGATTGGCGGGCGAACATGGTGGTATGGCGAAATAGGTAGACGCTGACAACTCTTAGTAGACTTGGTTACGATGTTATGAAAACTGGGCATCATTGTAAAACGAACCAATCCAGTGTTACACGGAAGATGTAGAAGATTGCCAAGCATTGCAGGTTCGAATCCTGCTGCCACCACAAACTAAAATTATAAACAATGCCGTATTACATTAAACGAACCAAAGCTAAGAAAAAAGACAAGCCTTTACCTCTGTTTGATAAAGCAGGGGTAACAGTAAAGAAGAAGCCGGATTTGAAAGCTAAACTTGATAAGGAGTTCTCTCTCTTTATCCGGCTTCGTGATTGTATGCCGAACGGATATTTTCGCTGTATCAGTTGCGGACAGATAAAACCGTTTGAGCAAGCCGATTGCGGGCACTACTTCAGTCGTACACATTTGGCGACACGGTTTGATGAGAATAACTGCCATGCCGAATGCCGTCACTGCAATAGGTTCAAAGCTGATCATCTGGAAGGATATCGGGTGAATCTGATAGCCAAAATCGGGCAACAGAAATTTGACTTGCTGAAAGTGAAAGCTGCTGGTACTTCTAAGATGTCAGATTTTGAGTACGAGCAACTAATTAAGTATTACAAAGCACTCAGTAAAAAACTACGAAAGGAGAAAGGAATATGAGTTTCGTACTTCGAGATTATCAACAACAAGCATCCGATAAAGCCGTAGCGTTCTTTAATGACAAACTAAAGAAAACCAACGCCATTATGGTTTTGCCGACTGGATCAGGCAAATCGCTTATCATTGCTGATATTGCCAACCGGTTAGACGGACATACCTTGGTGTTTCAGCCCTCGAAAGAAATTTTAGAGCAAAACTTCAAAAAGCTATGTTCATACGGCATTCTCGACTGTAGCATCTATTCTGCTTCCTTCAACTCAAAGGAGATAAGCCGGATAACATTTGCTACCATCGGTTCTGTGAAAGCTCATCCCGAACTCTTTACTCACTTCAAAAACATCATTGTGGATGAATGTCATTTGGTAAACCCCAAAGAAGGAATGTATAAGGATTTCTTCGATGCGGTGAAGTGTAAGGTTCTTGGGCTGACAGCTACGCCTTATCGGTTATCATCCAGTCGTAATTTCGGTTCTATGCTGAAATTCATCACCCGGACAAAACCTAATGTCTTTTCAGAGGTCATTTACCATGTACAGGTATCAACCCTATTAGATATGGGCTACTTGGCGAAGCTAAACTATTATCCAATGAATCCTTCAGGATGGAATGAACTTAACCTGAAAGTAAATACCACCGGTGCCGACTATACGGATAAGTCAGTTCAAAGAGAATATGAACGTATAGACTTCTACGGGTATCTCGTCCATATTGTCCAAAGGCTGATGAATCCCAAAGCAGGTGGTAAGAGAAAAGGCATTTTAGTATTTACCCGGTTCCTGAAAGAAGCAGAACGGTTAACGATGTCAATACCTGGTTGCGCTATTGTATCCGGTGACACTCCAAAAGCCACTCGTGAAATGATTCTCCAACATTTCAAAACAGGGGAAATACCAGTAGTGGCGAATGTCGGAGTATTGACTACAGGTTTTGATTATCCGGAGCTTGACACTGTTGTTATGGCACGTCCTACGATGTCACTTGCTATGTGGTATCAGATAGTCGGTCGGGCTATCCGCCCCCACCCTTCCAAAGAATGTGGATGGATTGTGGATTTATGTGGTAACATCAAACGTTTTGGCGAAGTCTCTGATTTACGGTTGTTTGATAGCGGTAATGGTAAATGGGTAGTTTGCTCTAAAGGAAGACAATTAACAAACGTGAGATTCTAACTATGGACGAAGGATTTTTGAGGCTAAGCCGCAGGTTTTTCTCGAATGAAATGTGGAAGGTAGCCCGTGAGTTTTCGGAGTGCGAAGCGTGGCTTGACTTGATTCAGTCAGCACGATTTGAAGCAACCGACAAGGCGTACAGCGAACTCATCGGAGGTCGGGAAATCTCTTATTCAAGAGGTCAATATCCAGCATCTATATCGTTTTTGATGAAGCGTTGGCAATGGTCTGAAAAGAAAGTACGCTATTTCCTTGCTAAACTGAAAAAGAGAGGCATGATAACGACTTGTAACAAACAAGGCATGACTGTGATAACTTTATGCAAGTATGATGAATACAACCCCTACAAGGGCATACCCAAGGGCATAGACAAGGACATAGATAACAATAAAGAAATCAGAGAGTTAAGCAATGCTTTGGGCGAGTTAAGGGCGGAGTTAAGGGCAGTTGTTGAAAAAATGGGGCAAGCTAAGGGCGAGAATAAGAAGAAAGATGAAGAAGATAATACTAAAGAATCTCCTTACGGAGATAAGAAAAACGCGGCTAAAGCCGCTACTCTCTCTCGAAAAGAATCTTTTTATCAATCTCTTGTACCTTTTGTCGGTAAGTATCAAAAGGAAATGATTCGCTCCTTCTTTGATTATTGGTCTGAACTGAACAAATCAGAAACTAAAATGCGCTATGAACTTGAAAAGACCTGGGAACTTCCTAAAAGGTTGGCAACATGGGCAAATCGGGAAAAAATACCGGCCAAGCCAACTACTGATATTGGTGTGGTTCTCAAAGATAACTCTCCTGACAAATACGATTCGCCACAGGAAAGAAAATGGGAGGAAAGATGGAACAAATAGACTTTAAAAAAACAATCGACAATCTTAGGAAGACTGGATTTAACCCTGTTCCCAATCTTGTGAACATAGCGATACCAGATGCAAAGAATATCCTTTGGCAAGGGTTGAACTATTTCACGGGAAATGCCGAATGGCTACCGGAATACGATGAAATAGCCACATGGCTTTCTGGGAATAACGGGCGTGGACTTTTATGCCATGGCAATTGTGGACGAGGGAAATCACTTATATGCTGGAAGATTATCCCTTTGCTTCTCAATCACTATTGCCGGAAGATTGTAGCATGTTATGATGCACAACAGATGAATGCTGATATAGACGCTGTGAAGGCAAAGCATATCATCTATATTGATGATGTCGGTACAGAGAATCTTAGCGTGAAATTCGGAGAAAAAAGACTTGCCTTCTGTGAAATTGTTGATGAAGCGGAAAAGCGAGGAAAGCTCTTGATATTGACCACTAATCTATCACTTGATGAAATATCCCAAAAGTACGGGGAACGGACAATGGATAGATTGGTGGCGATTACTACACGGGTAAAATTCAAAGGAGACAGTCTGAGAAAATGAATGTTACAATATGCTGGGTTACCAAAGATCGGGAAGCCATAGAAAAAATACGAAAGAAGTTCGGCATATCATCTTATATGAGTGTCAACAGAGAAACTCCTTGCGATATCAAGGAAGAAGATATGGAACTCCTTAGAGAGACTGAAAAACGAGGATTCATTCAAATAAGAAACAAGTAAAACCATGTTAGTAGGAACAACAAATCTTAATACTACCCTCAACTTAACCTATGTGTTGACAGATGTTGTAGAAACCCTTCTCTATGATTTGAGAAGTGAAATGGGGAAGCAAGGCTATGAATTACGCCACGATGCGAAACGTAACTTCAACACAGCTATAGCTTCTATTCGTAAATTGAAACAGGACGTTGACAAAACCCAGTTCTCCACACAGGAGAACTTTGGAAACGACTCCGATTGCCTTCTTGCGTTTATCAGGTTGTTGGTAGACCGGTGCGGAGACGATGATAAGAAGATGTTCGAGTTTTATAATTACATCAAGCGGTTCCCTTCACAGCTTGGGTTGGAACTGGCTGATGAGAAGAGTGTGTTTGCGCATATATTTGATAATTGATATTCATAACGATATAGAAATGAGCGAAAAAATAATACTTGACGCTTGTTGTGGAAGCCGGATGTTTTGGTTTGATAAGAAGAATCCAAACGTTTTATTCATCGATAATCGTAGTGAAACCGTCACGGCTAAGGATAGAGATAAAATTAGAACTATAGAAGTAAACCCCGATGTTATAGCAGATTTCACTAATTTGCCATTTGAGGATAATTCTTTCTATATGGTAGTGTTTGACCCACCGCACCTTAAAACACTTGGCGAAACATCATGGATGGCAAAGAAATACGGTAAACTACCGAAAGACTGGCAGTCACTCATACACGATGGATTTACTGAGTGTATGCGCGTCTTGAAGCCTAACGGCACGCTTGTATTCAAATGGAACGAGAGTGAGATAAAAGCTGCGGAAGTTTTGTCTGTTATCCCTTTTAAGCCTCTATTTGGGCATACCACAGGAAGACAAAGCAAGACGATATGGATGTGCTTTATGAAATTGCCAATTAATGAATGACAGAACAGTAATGAATATTGTGAGTTGTATTGTATGCTTCTTTTGTGGGCACCGACCTTATCGAGTAACATGGAGGAATACTTCGTATCTCAGAATGAAGCGTAAGGGTGGCCAAAAGCGAAGTAAGCATATTCATAAATATCACACTAAGCATTATCGAGAATGCTGCATTAGGTGTGATAAACTTCTAAAAAAGAAATAACAAGAACGAAATGAGTGAATTATATATACCCATAGAACGCCCTACAAGGAATTTGGTAAACGGCAGGTTCCTGAAAGGACACACTCCTCATAACAAAGGTAAGAAGTTGAAATTCCATTCAAGATGGAGTAAACGTAGATGCTTAAAGAATTTGGAAAAAGGGCGTGGAGCATGGCACAAGACGGGTGCTGGCATGAATCGGAAAAGTGTAGTAGCTATAAAAAATGGTCAACTGTGTGGTATCTTCCCTTCTATTCAAGATGCAGGCAAGGCAACAGGGGTCAGCCCGTCCTTGATTAGTTATATCTGCCATAAGAAACCCGGCAAACACAAAGCTTGTGGTTTTGAGTGGTTCTTTGAGAATGATAATACTTGGTGTGATTTGATATTAAATGGAAATGGATGATAACCGAAAACAAATATTGGTAGATTACATATCATACCTGTATACAACAGGAAAGAACTATGATTCCATTGGCAAGTATATCAAGTATGTAACGGATTTTCTTGAGAGCGCCGAAGAAATCAATCGCCGCGGTTATTTGAAATATAAACATAAAAATGCGGATGCTATGGTGCGCCATTCGTTTATGTGTGCAGCTGTTTGTGATTTATTGTCTTATCTTAAAATCGGATATGGCCGACGGGAAAAGGCTGTAAAACCTTTGGAGAAACTTGAGGTTATTTCAGAGAAAAATAAGAAACTGCTCCATGATTTCATAATATGGTTGACTGATAACAATGATTATTCATCACATACAGTTGATATCTATCACACCTCTCTTAAGCAATACTTCGAATACGCCAATGAACTGAATATGGAGAATTGCAGGCGATTTATAAAAAGCCTTGAAGAGGCGAAGCTCTCTCCTGCCACCATTCGGTTACGTATTACAGCCATTGAGAAGTTCTCTAAATGGATGAAAAAGCCGATAGAATTGAAGAGGCCTAAAATGAAACGTAAGTTAGATATTTCTAATGTTCCTACCGAAGATGAATATAATCGGTTACTGGAGTATCTTAAAACAAAACTCAACAAGGATTACTATTTCTTCATTAAGGTATTGGGTACTACAGGGGCCCGGCTCTCGGAGTTTCAGCAATTCACGTGGGAGGATATAGCGACCGGTGAAGTTGTTCTGAAAGGGAAAGGGAACAAGTATCGACGTTTCTTTTTCCAGAAGCAATTGCAGAGGGAGGTGAAGGACTATATAAAGGAGACAGGCAAATCCGGTACTCTTGCTGTCGGGAGATTCGGACCGTTGACTCAAAGAGGTTTTTCTCAGCACCTGAAAGCATGGGGTAAACATTGCGGTATCGATTCAAAAAAAATGCACGCTCACGCCTTCCGGCACTTCTTTGCTAAAATGTTCCTGAAGAAAACCAAAGATGTAATTCAATTAGCAGACCTTCTCGGTCATGGTAGTGTAGATACGACAAGAATTTATTTACAGAAAAGTTATGATGAACAACAAAGAGACTTTAATAAAAACGTTACGTGGTAGTGTAGCTCAGCTCAATGAATTGTCGAATATGACTGAAGGTATAGATGTTTATGACGCTGCCGGATATGTTGATACTGAATTTCTCATGGAAGCACTATCTTGCGTCAATGCCTTCATGGATGCGAGCAATATGGTTGTAGAAAAAATATCTTCACTGTTAGCGCCGGATGCTCCGGCCGACGAAAAGAAAAAGCAGGCTGATGAAGGTAAGAAATGGAATGTGGAAGAAATATTGAAGCATTGTACTCTTGAGGATAGTGTTCTTAAACTTCCGAAAGTACAATTCAATAAGAAATCCTATGCTGAAGCAAAGAAATGGATAGAAGAAGCTGGCGGCTCATGGCAGGGAGGTAAGATACAGGGATTTACATTCCCTTTTAATCCGGAACGTGTGTTCTCCATCTTGAAAGAAGGTAAGCGATGCGATTTACAAAAAGATTTTCAATTCTTTGAAACGCCTGCTGATGTTGCCGACTGGCTAGTTATGCTTGCCGGAGGGGTATATGAGGATGATACAGTATTAGAGCCGAGTGCCGGACGTGGCGCTCTGATAAAAGCGATTCATAGGTCGTGCCCGTCAGTAACAGTTGAATGCTATGAACTGATGCCGGAAAACTGAGAGTTTCTTCATGCACTTGATAACGTAATATTGCTTGATGAAGATTTTACGAAAGATAGTGTAGGACATTACACTAAAATTATTGCTAATCCTCCGTTTTCCGGTAATCAGGATATTGACCATGTAAGGCTTATGTATGAACGCTTGGAAGAAGGTGGAACTCTTGCTGCTATTACCAGCCAGCATTGGAAATTCGCATCTGAAAAGAAATGTGTTGAGTTCCGGAAATGGTTGGAAGAGGTTCATGGAGAAGTTTTTGAAATCGGAGCAGGTGAATTCAAGGAAAGTGGAACGACTGTTAGCACTATGGCAGTTGTAATAAAAAAGTGATTCAAATCAAGAATAAGATATGAAACAGACATTAGAAGAAGCTGTAAATAGTATCAGCGGCGTACATCCTGATTGGAGTCGATTAGAATGTTTCAGAATAGGATTTAAAGAAGGTGCAGAATGGCACGCAAAGCAATCCCCGTGGATAAGCGTGAAAGAACGATTGCCGGAAGAAGGAAAAGAAGTAATTGTCTTATATGAGTATGTTTCAACATTAATGGTACAAACGAGTTTTTACCATAAACAATACGAAGTTTGGAGTTTTGGAGATAGTAAGATTATCGCATGGATGCCCATCCCCTCTTTCGATAAAATACTGGAAGCCAACAGGGATGTACTAGAACGGATTAAAGAGAAAGGAGATTGAATATGTATATAGCAAGAGACAAAGATGGTGATTTGTATCTTTATAAAAAGCAACCCGTGAAGTATTCGGAAAGTTGGTAATTATGTAGTGACAATCCCCATGATTTCTACAAGCTAGATTCTTCTTTATTTCCCGAAGTAAAATGGGAAGATGAAGAGCCGACAGAAGTTAAATTGGTAAAGAAGGAGAAATAACGATGAAATCAAAACAAGTATTATCAGTTGAACAAATGAAACATTTACAGGAGATTGGACTTGAATTAAGAAATACAAGTATGCTCTTGTGGTACAAACAAATGCTTGGTAAAATACCTATTTCAGATTGGGAATTATCGGTTTGGCGTGAAAGCCTATTTAGTGAAGATCATGTATACCCTGCTTACACTTTGCAGGATATTCTCGATAAGCTGCCTTGTTTTATTGGTAATGAAGTGCTGACCATCCAAAAACTTGCAGATAGCTATACATGCTTGTATATGGAACCTTATTCTAGGTCAATGATAAATATTACAGAAAGTAAAGAACTTATTGATGCAGTCTATGATATGCTGTGTTGGTGCATTGAAAACGGATATGTTAAAGTTGGAAAGGAGGAATAACTATGGGATTTACAACACCGTGCTTTATACGCAAAAATACACCGGAGCTTCGGAAGAAGTTGGAGGAGTTGGGGTATGTTAAAAATTCCCCAATATGGACGGATAATTGCAGTATAATATGGGCTTATCAATATCCAGTGAAAGGATTTGATACTCCTAATTATGTGATTGCAAATTCTTTTGATATTCCTTTTGATAAACACAGCCTCTTATGTGGGGAATTTATTGATTGCGGAACCAACGAAGAACTTTTCTTGGCTATTGCTGCATTGAGAGATGATACAAATGAAAATCAGTGGTTTATTTGCGATGTAAATCATTGGGATAGATCGGACAATGGAGAAGCAACAGTTTATGCTGAAATAGGAGAATGGATTTTTTGTAAATCCAATGACGATGATTGTGCACGAGATAATCATTATCACAAGGCTACCGTAGAAGAGCTAATCGAACACTTTAAAGAAAAGGAGGAATAAAATGAATCGTACAATAAAATTCAGAGGAAAATCAGTTTTAAATGACGAATGGATATATGGTGATTTAGTTCATAGAACTAATAGCCCAAAAACAATTTCTCCAATACAAATCAATGGTATTGGCATTAAAGAAGAAACCGTAGGACAGTTTACCGGCTTATTCGACAAAAACGGAAAAGAAATATATGAAGGAGACATTGTAGAATGGTTATTCCTTTCCTATGGCTGTTATGGAGAACAAGAGAACTATTTGAAAGGTTATATAGAATGGCATCAAGGTGGGCTTATTTTCAATGTTACAGAAAATGATTTCGAAGATGCTGGATTTTATGCAATTTCCGATTTGCATACAGATACAGAAAGTGATGTTAAGATATTAGGCAACATCTACGATAACCCGGAATTAATTAAGGAGGAATAAAATGAACCGAGAAGAATACAGGCAACTATGCAGGCATTACAGCCCATACAGCGATAAATATGTCATGTGATGGAAAACGTACCCGTATAGAGTAATTATGATAAGAAAAATACAGTAGTAATATATGGAAACCGTAGAACTAATAATTAAAATCGCATTGTTTATCCTCAATGTTTCAACTGTTGCTTTCATTGTAATCATGATAAGCAAATGGCATAAACGTATGGAGGACAAGCTGAATAGTATTCAAAGATATATTCATCACGTAACAGACCGTAATGATATTGTATATATCAATCAGCTTGAAGAGATAAAAAGGATACTGATAGAATCTGAAC